GAGGTGCTTGCGGTCGGGCCTGGAGAGATTGACAAAAAAGGTCGGCTGATTCCTAATCCAATTGAGATTGGGCAGCGCATCAGATTCGGAACCGCGGAAGAGTATCTGGCCTACCCTCGAGTAGAAATCGATGGAGAGGAACTGATTGTGATGTCCTGGAAGGATGTCTGCTTCATCGAGGAAAACCATGGCAAAAGCCACTAACAAACCAATTGCCCGCACAACCACCGGTAAGGGTAAAAACTATAAACCCACCGACCAGGGCGCGGGCATGACCGCAAAAGGAAGGGCGGCATACAATGAAAAAAACAACACGAACCTTAAAGCACCGGCTCCAAACCCTAAAACAAAAGCTGATGCAAATCGTAAAAAAAGTTTTTGCGCGAGGATGAGTGGAGTCCCCGGCCCGATGAAAGACGAAAAAGGCCGGCCTACCCGTAAAGCTGCATCATTAAAGAATTGGAACTGCTAATGGCTACAAAACCTGGCCTCTATGCCAATATCCACGCTAAAAGGGAGAGGATCGAGCGCCAAAAGGCTGCTGGAAAGACTCCCGAGAAGATGCGCAGCCCAGGCGCCAAAGGCGCTCCAACCGCCAAGGCTTTTAAAGAATCGGCCAAGACTGCAAAGAAAAAATAATGCCTCTCATTAAAGACATTGGCAAGAAGGCGTTCCAAAAGAACATAAAGGCCGAAATTGCGGCTGGTAAGCCAGTCAAGCAGGCCGTAGCTATTGCCTATTCGGTCAAGCGAGAGGCCGCGAAGAAAAAGAAAAAGTAATGGCGGAATTAAGTGCATCGCCAGTAGTCAATCCAAGATTAAAAAGGATTGCGGATGCACTTGCCCAGCTCCAGGGGCCGATGGGACAAATTATCCCAGGAACAGATTACAACCCTTTCCAGACTTTTACCCCAGCCGCTTCAAGCGTAGAAAACTGGGCCTACGGTAACTATCCATTTGCAGCTCCGTCTGGGGTGACTAATCGGCGCCTGCCAATAACCAAGACAGGAAAAGAACGAGAAGTTAACGATTTGGCAAGTGTGGCCATGATGGCGACTGGATTGCCGGCCGTATCAAGGGGCGTAAAAAGAGCCGCTGACGAGACGGCGGATGCTTTAGTTCAGTTTGTAACAAAAAACCCAAAAGCCACGGCTACCCAAGTTTTAGAAGAAGCTGGTCAACTGGTTCCGTTAGCTCAAATTGCCAAAATTCGAGGGGTGCCGATCAATGAAATTTTGTTTCCTGGACGGGCAATTTCAGAATTAAATCAGTACGAGAAAAAAGCGGTAAATAAATTTGAGAAATCGTTGGCGAACCCTGCGGTCCAGCGCCGTGAGGAAATGCGAGTGACCGGTGGTGACGTCGTTAAACCAACCCCAGGTCTAAACCTAATCTCAGAAATTGCCCTGGACCCGCAAAAAATGGTTGGTAAGCGGGTTGTTCCTGTTTTCGGAGACTTGTCCCCAATCGGAGGCGATGTTTACCAGGTGGCTGGTGTTCCCTTGTCGAAGCCGGTAACTCAGCAGGCCGGCCGGAAATACAGTTTGGTGGACCAGAATATTGCGCAGGGTAATGCCTATGCATCCGAACTAAATGCTGCGGCCGGAAAGCAGGCGAACTTCAAAAAATTTGGGGACGATGATGTGTTGGGCGTTTTCTTCGGTGGAAGCCCTGAATCCATGGACTTTAGCCACCACATGGCCCAATCATTTGTTCGGCAGCTTGACGCCTTAGACCCTGGTCCAGACGCCATCTCGGCCTTCAATGATGCGGTGCGCAACAGCTTTGTGGAGAAGGCGGTACCAGGATCTACCAAAAAAATAAGGGTCTATCCTTTCCAGAATTTTGCCGGTGTCGATTCTCCAAATATTGAAGAAATGATGGTGACGAGGACGACCAAAGACTTTACCCCTGGCCAACTGCGGACCGCTATCGCACAAAACATAAACACGGCCAAATTCAGAGACCTTGGGTTCCCAAGATACGAAGACACTCAAAGGGTGATGACCGAGCCAGGCTTGCGACCAGGTTATGCGGGACAGACTATTTTCCAAGCGATGCCAGAAAAAGAACTAATTAGCCCAAATTATGTCCACCAATCCTATTCAACAGGAATTCCTGGCATATATGTAGGCGGCGTGAACATTGATGCCCCGGTAACCGGGGTTCCAGCAGACAAGATATTCCAAACCCTATTTGCGGAACAAAGAGCCAAAAACAAAAGAGACGACCAGATCCTGGCCAAAATGCGGATGTCCCACCAGGGAGAAATGTTTACTCAGCAACACGCGGATGTTTTGTCCGAATTTCTTGAATCGTTGCGTCGGTAACCCGTTTGACCGTGTATTCCAGGTGATTCGTTAACTCGGCAATTACCTTGCTTAGAACTGCGACCCTTTCGTGGTCCTCTAAAGACAAGAAATGAGGCGCATTGCGAAAGTAGGCGTTACCAGTTTGATCATTAACTCCACAGTAGAAGACAATCTTTTTCATAGCATCACTCTCCGAAAGAGTAAACAGTTTACCAAAGAATAGATTCACAAGCAATAAGAAACGGTTTATCATTGCGCATCAGGAACTTATAGATTGAGACAATCTACATGGCCGCACCGATAGGAAATACAAATGCCGTTAAAGGCAAAATGTTTTACGACAAGCTCCGCAAAGTGCTTGTCCAAGAGCCGCACAGGCTCGAAAGCATTGTTAACCAACTGATCACGCAAGCGGAAACAGGCGAGGCCTGGGCCGTGAAAGAGGTTATCGACCGCCTGGATGGCAAGGCCGTTCAGACGACCGAGATGCAGAACTCGGATGGAACTCCGATCCTTTCCGGCATCCAAGTCATGTTCGTTAAGCCACAAGAATGATTGAGGCGCCAGAAGTAATTGACCAGGAGCAACTTCAGCAGGCCGTTGCCAAAGCTGAATTCCCTGTCAAACTTGCGTGCCTCTTTGAGCCCAAGCGCTATAAAATTTTGCACGGTGGGCGCGGCGGCGCAAAATCTTGGGGGGTCTCCAGGGCCTTGTTAATTAAGGCAGCCAAAGACCCGCTCCGTGTTCTCTGCGCTCGAGAATTCCAGGTATCAATCAAAGATTCTGTCCATAAGCTGCTAGCCGACCAGATCAGCGCTCTGGGCCTCGAATCGTTTTACGAGATAACCCAGACCTCAATCCGCGGCAAGAATGGTTCTGAATTCTTTTTTATCGGGCTGAAAAACAACATCACCAATGTCAAATCCTTTGAAGGTGTGGATATCTGTTGGGTTGAGGAGGCACAAACTGTTTCCAAAACCTCTTGGAATGTGCTGATCCCAACCATTCGTAAGGACGGCAGCGAAATCTGGGTCACCTTTAACCCAGAACTTGAGACGGATGAGACCTATCAACGGTTTGTGGTCTCCCCGCCGCCCAGCGCGGTGGTGCAGAAGATTACCTGGCGCGATAATCCCTGGTTCCCGCAGACGTTGCGCGAGGAAAAGGACAACCTCCAAGTCCGAGACATCGAGGCCTATAACACCGTCTGGGAAGGCATTTGCCGCAAGACCGTGGATGGCGCGGTGTTCGCCAACGAGATAACCATGGCAGACCTGGACGGCAGGCTCACTAAGGTCCCGTACGACGCCATCAAACCTGTCCACGCGGTCTTTGACCTTGGCTGGGCCGACAACACGGCCATTTGGTTTGTGCAATTCATCGGGTTTGAGATCCGGTTGATCAGATATCTGGAAGACAGTCAGAAGACCATGTCCTGGTATATGTCCGAGATGCAGAAGTATGGCTATCACTACGACACCATTTGGCTGCCCCATGATGCCGAGAACTCGACTTTAGCCGCATCTGGCCGCTCGATTGCCGATATAGTCAGGGCCGCAGGCTATAAGGTCCAGATTGTGCCAAGGACACCGATTGCGGATTCAATCAACGCCGCTCGAACTATGTTTGGGAAATGCTATTTTGACCGAGAGAATTGCCATCAAGGACTACAATGTCTGCGGCACTATCGGTATGATGTAGACCCAGATACGAAACAGTTTTCCAAGACGCCTTTGCACGACATTTATTCTCATGGTGCGGATGCGTTTAGGTATATTGGCCTGGTGGTAAACGAGCCCCGTAAATCGACAGGAAAACGGGCAACTTACCAGCCGGCTGGCTCATGGATGGGGTGATTATGGTTAACGACAAGCGCATACAAGATGCGCAAAAATTTTTGAGATTCGCTAACGATGCGGATTCTTACAACCGCCAGGATGCCCTGGACGACCTCAAATTCTCATCAGGCGACCAATGGCCTGTCGAGGTGCAGAACTCCCGCAACCTTGAAGCCAGACCATGCCTGACAATCAATAAGCTGGACGGGTTTATCCGCCAGGTCTGCAACCAGCAGCGCCAGGCTCGGCCCCGCATGAAGGCCCATTCGATGAATTCGAGCGCCAATGCCAAGGTGGCCGATATTCTGACGGGCATTTTCAAGCATATTGAGGTGAACTCGGACGCTGACACGGCCTACGACACGGCTTTTGAGTTTGCGGTCCGCATGGGCTGGGGCTACTGGCGAGTGGTCACCGACTATGTGCGGGAAGACTCATTCGACCAGGAAATCTATATTCGACCGATTGCGAACCCTTTCACGGTCTACATGGACCCAAATTCCCAGATGCCGGACGGCTCGGACTCTGAGTCTTGCTTGATCACCGAGGTTATGAGCAAGAAGGATTTTAAGGCTCAATATCCTGGCGCTGACGATGGCGGCAACTTCAATATGCGCGGGACCGGCGATGCGGACGCGGATTGGATAATGAAGGACGACATCCGGGTCGCTGAATGGTGGTATACCGAGCGCAAGAAGACCAAGCTGCTCTTGCTATCAGACGGCACCCAGGTTTACAAGGAAGATGCCCCAAGCGTGGACATCATGATGGCCGCAGGCATCGAAGTGGTGGCCGAGCGCGAAACCATGCGCAAGACTATCAAGTGGGCCAAGCTAACCGGCATGGAAGTATTGGAAGAATCTACCTGGATTGGGAAGTACATCCCCGTGGTTCCGGTCTATGGCCAGCAACTTGTGGTCGATGATAAGCGCAAGAAGTATGGCATTGTGCGCATGGCCAAGGACCCCCAGCGGATGTACAACTACTGGCGCACAGCTTTGACCGAGTCGGTTGCCCTGGCTCCCAAGGCCAAATGGCTGCTTGCCGAGGGCCAGGACGAAGGCCATGAGAATGAGTGGGCGCAAGCGAACATCAAGGCGACACCGGTCCTAAGATATAAGCAAAAGGACATCGAAGGCCAGATGGCCCCGCAGCCAGTTAGGTTGCAGCCTGAACCACCGCCTGCCGGCATTGTTGAGGCGACCAGCAGCATTAATAACGACCTTCAGACGGTTGTCGGCATTTTTGACCCTAACCAATTCATGCAAGGCAACCAGTCTGGCAAGGCTATCCGCGGCCAGCAGATGCAGATTGACCTGTCGAATTTTCATTATTACGACAACCTCACCAGGTCACTTAAGCAAACCGGCCGGATCATTTTGGATCTAATTCCCAAGATTTACGACAAAGAACGGGTTATGCGGATCATCGGATACGACAACCAGCCCGAAATGGTTACTATTAATCAGCGAGTTGTGGACGAGTCTGGCGCCGAGAAGATCCTCAATGATGTGACGGTCGGTGAATATGACATCTACATGGACACCGGACCTGGCTATCAATCCAAGCGCCAAGAGGCAGTCGAGGCCATGATTCCGTTATTGCAGGCCAACCCAGAACTGTTCCAGGCTGCTGGCGACTTGGTGTTCCGCAACATGGACTTCCCTGGCGCTGATGTGATTGCCGACCGCCTGGCAGCCGTTAACCCAATGGCTCAAATCGACGAAAAATCAGATATTCCGCCCCAGGTTCAGATGCAACTCATGGCCAGCCAGAAGATGGTGGCCGACCTCCAGCAGCAGATTGCGGCGCTGACCATGAACCTCCAGCACCAGACCGATGTCCAGCGCATGAAGGAAGAAGGCCAGAACCGGCGCAAGCTCATGGATGTCACCTCGCGGGCATACAACACCGACACAATCAATGAGGCCAAGGTTAACCAGCAGATTATGCGTTCAGAGGCTGATCAAAACCGCGGCGAACTAGATGCCATCACCAAGCTGTTGCTTAAAGGTATGGATATTCGCCAATTACAGGGCGAAATTGCCCGTAGAGATATGGAGCAGGCAGAGACGGCCGGCTTTGCCGAACAAGAGGTAAACCAGTCGAATAATCCATTCTTGCAACAAGAAATGCAGATTGCCGAGCAGCCAATGGGCCAGGCGCCAATGATGGACGACCAGGCTATGGCCATGATTGCAGCGCAACAGATGCAGCCGCAGCCGCTTGAGCAGCCAGCAATTCCTGGTGTACCAATGGGGCCGCGTTGACATCTATCAAGAAACGGTTTCTAATAGCTTAAACCTACCGATGGGATCATCGGGTTTATTCTTGGAGTAATCCATGTCTGATGTAGCAGAAGTAAACCAGGAGCCAGCAAGGAAACAAGCTGCGAACCTGGTGACGAGTGAGAATTTAGCTGATTTCCAGGCAAAAAAACTTGGTTTAGCCCAGCCAGAAACTCCAACTGAGGCCGCGGATGCGGAGCCGGTTGTTGAGCAAGATGGGAGTGAATCAGAGGCCGAGGGAGAGGCTGCAACAGGTGAAAAGAAGCAAAACCCAAAACTAGAAAAGCGGTTTTCGGAACTGACGAAGCAGCGCGAAGCGGCCCGCCAAGAAGCGGAACGTGAGCGAAAAACTCGAGAAGCTCTAGAAGCGCGATTAAAGGATTTGGAAGCAAAGGTGAATCCGCCGAAATCGGATGAACCGGACCCCAGACCTACAATGGCGCAATTTAGTGATGCTGAAGAGTGGGCTGCGGCTCTGGCCGAGTGGACTACTGATCGAAGAATGCGGGAGCGGGATCAAGCAGAACTTGCGAGGAAGGCCGAGGAAGAACAGTCGCGGATGCGGCAGAAATTCCAAGAGCGGTTAGAGGCCACCAAAAAAGAACTGCCGGATTGGGACGAAATGATTGCGTCTAGTGATGTCTCGGTGTCACAACCGGTCACGGATGCGATTATTGAAAGTGATGTAGGACCCCAGGTCCTGTATTACTTGGCCGAAAATCCTGATTTTGCTCGGGAACTGGCGGAGAAATCCATCACTTCTCAACTGCGTGCGATTGGGCGTTTGGAATCGAAATTCGAAACCAAACCTGTGGTTAAGGAACCTGTGGCGAAGAAATCGAATGCTCCGGCACCGATTACCCCGCTGAAATCCGGTGGAAACCCAGCCGATATTAGTCTGGACTCCAACCGTCAATTTCATGGCACTTTCTCGCAATGGAAAGCTGCGAGAGCCGCTGGGAAAATTAGGTGACGGGTAAACCCTAAAACTTGATTGGAGAAATAAAATGGCAAATAACTTGCTAACCATATCCATGATCACCAACGAGGCGTTGATGGTCCTGGAAAACGAACTAACCTTTACGGGTCGCGTAGACCGTAACTATGATGACCAGTTTGCGGTTGTCGGTGCCAAAATTGGTAACACCGTCAATGTCCGCCGTCCTGGCCGTTTCATTGGTACGACTGGCCCGGCTCTGAATGTGGAAGACTTTAACGAGACATCCACACCAGTTACCCTTTCAACTCAATTCCATGTGGATACTCAATTCACAACCCAGGACCTTTCCCTGTCTTTGGATATGTTCTCGGACCGCGTGTTGAAGCCAGCTATCGCTGCTATTGCCAACAAAATCGACTTTGATGGCACAACGATGGCCGTTGACAACACCGCTAACACGGTTGGCACGGCCGGTACGGTTCCTTCTGACATCGCAACCTTCTTAACTGCCCAGGCTTATCTGGACGGCGAAGGCGCTCCCCGTGATGGCAAGCGTTCTTGCGTGGTTGATCCCTTTACCGGTGCCTCGATTGTTGGCTCCTTAAAAGGTCTGTTCAACCCCCAGGGAACAATTTCTGGCCAGTACGAAAAGGGAATGATGGGTCGCGACACCATCGGTATGAACTGGTATATGGACCAGAACATTGTGTCCCATACCTACGGTTCGTATTCGACCGCAACGATGTCCACCAACACAACGACCTTCACCGGTTCGCTGACAACTGGCTGGGCTCAGACATCCACCATCACAATCGCGGCTGCAACTGCTAATGCCGTGTTGAATGCTGGTGACACGATCCAGATTGCTGGCGTGTTTGCAGTCAACCCACAGAACCGCCAGCCATACGGTGGCAATGTATTGCGTAACTTTGTGGTTACTTCTGCGGTCACGATTACTTCGGGTGGTTCAGCATCTGTGACGGTCTCACCGGCCATCATCACCGCTGGCCAATTCCAGAACGTGTCTGTACTTTCGACTTCCTCAACTGCGGTTGTTACTCCGTTCAATAAGACCGGTGTTGTCAGTCCGCAGAACTTGGTGTTCCACCGCAATGCGTTCACCCTGGCAACTGCCGACCTCGAATTGCCTGATGGCGTTCATTTCGCTGGCCGTGCAAGCGACAAGGACAACGGTCTCTCGATCCGTGTTGTTCGTCAATATACGATCAATAACGACTCGATCCCGACCCGTCTGGATGTTCTCTACGGTTGGGCTCCGCTCTATCCCGAACTCGCCTGCCGCGTTGCAGCTTAATTAGGAAAGGAACTTAATCATGGCAAATCCAGGACCAGCAAGTACCCAAACCTCCAACTACCTATTAAACGGTAGTGCAGCCGATGGTGTTTTACTCGGCATTGCTGGAGGTGAGGTTGGTTTTTACGGCGAGACCCCCGTGGTTCAAGCCGGTGCTATCACCCCGCTAGTATCGACAACGGCCTCCACGGCTGATGTTTGCGCTCGGGTAAATAGCATCATTACTGCATTGCAAAACATTGGCATCACTGCCTAAGATGTTTTGATGTGTCAAGAAGGCCGCCCCCAAAAGGGGTGGCTTTTCTCATTTTTAGGAACCGCATGAAGCACATAATGTTGGCAATGCCCGCCTACACAGGCGTGGTCCACATGGGAACGATGCGCTCTTTAATGACGGATTGCATTAATCTAATCAAGCGCGGCGACCGGTTTACCTTGGTCGATGACATTGGAAATGCCCTGATTGCCGACTGCCGAGGCGTAATAACAACCAATTTCTATCATTCTGACTGTGATGAACTGGTGTTTATCGACTCAGATGTGGCCTGGGAGGCTGGAGCCCTGTGCAGACTTATTGACCATCCGGTGGATCTGGTGGCTGGAGCATACCCAGCGCGTGCCGACCCAATTAAGTTTAGTGTGGGCTGGATTGAAGAACGGAAGTACCTGAAAGCTGACCCCGAGACGGGACTTCTAGAGGTGGATCGAGTCCCCACAGGGTTTTTAAAAATCACTAAAAACTGCATATCAAGGATGATTGAGGCGTATCCAGAAACCTTTCATCACGATGCGGCCGTTAACAACCAGTTTTACCCCCTTTTTGAATCGTTTATCGATACTGAGAAAAAGTGGAAGTACGGCGAAGATTTTTCATTTTGTAAACGGTGGAAAGAAATCGGTGGCCACGTCTGGTTA